GGGCGTGGGCTTTTGTGTTGGATCTGTCGCGGCGTTGATGGCCGGGATTAGTGTCTTCTCTTCCCATTCGCGCAGTTCGCTGATTGTCATTGCGTGATTGCGCGGATCGCCGTGGCGCGGCTGGACGATATGCAATTCAATTCGCTGAATGTTTTCTAGCTCTAAATGCATCAGCGCTGCCAGCGCGTAAATCTTTAACTGATCGTTGTCCGCGTCAACGTACCCCTGGCCCGTCTTTAGATCGACGATATGCAGCACATCTTTGCCGACGCCGATAACGTCTGCTGTTCCGCGCAGCAGAACATTTTCCCAGTCAGCGTAAATTACATTTTTCTCCAGCATGATGTTGTCGGCATCGCCGAACTGCCACAGTTCATTTATGTAATCCAGGTGCTGCCATGCCATCTCGCAGTGCCACTTAGCAAGCGTCACGCCTTCCACGACCTTGCCGATACTGTTCATTGGATCGTCTTCGGTGAGGTAGCACGTCTCAGCGAGCGCGTGGATGGCGGTGCCGGCCATTGCTGCATCGCCGCTGGGCGTGGGCGGGATGTCCTTGGACAGGATGGCGCTGGCCGGGCAGGCGATCCAGCGCGAGGCGGCCGAGGGCCGCAGGATGAGGGGCTGGGTCATATCAATCCTTCCCTAACGGTGAGACGTGAGGCTGCGAATAAAGTCGGTCAATGTCATCTTGATATTCTTCCAGTGCCGTATGAGAACTAGCCCACCATTTGCTTACGACTGCGGTTTCTGAGCATGACAGCAGCAGACACTCAAGCTCCAAGGCAAGGCGCTTAGCGTGTGACGCAATGATCTCCTCTTTGCGCAACCGCTTGAGTTCATCGACGCTGATCGTCGTGGCGCGTTGTGCTTGCGGGCACCCATCAGCAAATCCGAATGTCATTGCTTGTTCTCCTTGTCGCGGTCGTAGTAGGCTTCCTGCGACAGGATCTCGTAGGCGATCTTGCGCACCTCATTGCTCACGGCCCAACCGAGATCCTCGGGGTCCATGAACCTTTGCAGCAGGCGCGTCTTCATCTTCGAATTCGCGCGCTCGCGTTCGAGCGCTCCGCCCAGGAACACGATGTGCTCGCGCATGGTCTGGCGCTCTTCGTCTTTCATTGGCTGGCTCATTTGTTCAGGCCCAACTTTTCCCACATGGCTTCGCCGCGAGCGTAGAAGTCCTCGGTGGGCGCGTTGCTGTTGCGCGTTATGAGCGCCGCTTGGATCTCGTCTGAGAGGTCCATGATGCTGGTGAGGAATATGGGCTGCAGCCTCTCGGGCAGGCGCTTCCAGATCAGCGTGTCCTGCGCCATCAGGAGCGCTTCTTCGTGGTCGATCAGTTTCACTTTGTTTTCTCCTTCGTTTTATAAAATGGTCTCGGGCAATTCTCTGGCGGCACCACGACGCACCAGACCGCGCGCACCCAGCGTCGCTGGTCCTTGAATGCAATCCATCTGTCGATGTAGACGTCGGGCATTTTGTTGAGAACACGCGACAGGTGGGTGCGGTCCACGCCCGTCGCGTCTGACAGCTCGTACACCGTGAGGCCATCAGAGTTCTCGCGCAGCAGCGATCGCACCTGATTGATGCGGCTGCCGTGGTTTTTAAACTTCGTCATTCTTTGAGTGATGGTTTGGCCTGCGAGTACACAGAGAAGCGCTTGAACTCCGTGAGGCGTGCGGCGTGATTGGCTTTGCTGATACCTGCAATGTGCGAGATGTCGCGTCCAGCGTTGCGCTCGCGCTCGACCACCGCGGACTGCGTCGCCGACAGGCGCGCATACTGGTTGATCTGCTTATTGACGAATATCGATTCTCTAGTGTCGTTGCGCCAGAGGAACGGCGACTGGGGATGGCAGGTGCAGGTCATGCGTTTGATCTCTCCAGCGCCTTGATGCGCTCGCGCAGCTTGTCCATCTCGCGGCCATAGTGCGACCGCGCAGTGCGCTCGCCAGCAAGCCACCCGGCCATCGACCCCTTGGTGGCCGCGTGACGAATGATGCGCGTCACGTCGTCGGCGGTAAGAACCCCCATCGCGTTCGCTGGCGGCGCCATCGCCGTGACGATTGCTTCGATCTCTGCCTTGAGCTTGTCGTGCATCAGATCACCCCGGAGCAGATAGCGATCAGAAGGCCAATCAGGATCACGCCGCACACGCCGACGAGGATCTTGTCTATAAGGTCCAAGTCGGGACACGATTCGTAGATGCCGCCTCGGTGGCCGGGGCCGAAGGCTTCTTCCATTGTGCGCGGGTAGCGTTTTTCAGTTTGCATTGTGTTCTCCTCAAGCATTCAAGGGGTAGCGATTTGTGAAAGCATCAACATCAGCATGGTTCACGCTGATGATCTGATGGGAATCAGTCCCAACGTCAACCATTACGTTCGTGTAGCCGCTTGAAACCACGTTGTAGCCAAGCGAAATCAGTTGAGCTTTTGCGGCGTCTGTCTTGCTGCGGGTTGCTTCGTTGAATTTGATGGTCATGTCGTTTGCTCCGTTTGCGTTGTTGATGAGGGGATCATACAACAATTGACGATCCTGTCAACTCCCCTACACTTTAGTCGGGTATTGCCCCTGTAGAATCAGTCTTGGGGGTGGTTGTCAGTTATCCGCCCCTGTGCTGCGGTGTCTCCCCGCAGTTGCCATGTTCGGGGCGGGGATCACACCTCGCCCCTTTTTTGCCCGTGTTGACGGGCTAGTCATCACGCCTTTAGAATTCTACGCATGACAACTCATGCACAGCAAGCAATTTCAGGCATCAGGGAAAAGGCCCAGTCCGCCGGCTTTCGCCTCTCGGACGTCTGCCGCGTGGCCGAGATTGACCAGGCTCAAGTGAGCCGCTGGTCCAGCGGGGCCACGGAGCCACTATACGGGTCTGTGAGGCGCTTGGAGCAGGCAGTTGATGCCCTCATAGCCGCGAGGATGCGCACGCTCTCTGAGGCGATGGACGCCGCAGTAGGGCGGGCGTGAGGATCCTCGGGATCGACGTCGGCCTTAACGGCGCCATCGCGCTGGTGGTGGACGGCCAGCTCGACGAGGTCCACGATATGCCGACCGTGAGCTTGGAGCGAAACAACAAAACCAAGCGTATGGTCAATGCGCAGGCGCTGTCTTTGATCATCCGTGGCGCCAAGGCGGATGGCGCCTACCTCGAGCGCTTGAACGCGATGCCGGGTCAGGGCGTCACGTCAATGTTTTCAATGGGCCAATCACTTGGCGTCGTCCTTGGCGTGCTCGCCGCCTGCGATGTGCCCACCACCACAATCCCGCCGCGCACCTGGCAGAAGGCGCTGGACGTCCCGCAGGGTAAGGACGGCAGCCGCTACCGCGCAGCGCAGCTCTTCCCAGAAAACGCCGAGATGTTCAAGCGCGTGAAGGACGACGGCCGCAGCGACGCCGCCCTGATCGCGGCTTACGGTGCCAAGCAATGAACGTCAATCACTGGGGCAGCCTTGATCCTTTCCCGCACCTGGTGCTGGACAACTTCTTTGACGACGATCTGGCGCACGAGCTGGCCGCCAGCTTCCCCGATTACGACAGCCCCGCCTGGCACACCTACGACAACGCCATCGAGGTGAAGAAAACGCTCAACAATTGGACGCATTTTTCGCCGTCGCTGTACAAGTTCTTCACCGACATCAACTCGCGGGAGTGCTATCGCATTTTCGAGCGCCTGACGCACTGCAATTTGTACCCGGATCACGGCTTGCATGGCGGCGGCCTGCACATCCACGGCGCGGGCGGCCGCTTGAACACACACCTGGACTACAGCATCCACCCCAAGCTGGGCCTCGAGCGCAGGCTGAACCTGATCGTGTATCTCAATCTCAATTGGCAGCCGTCATGGGGCGGATCGTTGGGGCTGTGGCGCGATGATGGTGGCAAACCCGGCGAGCTGGTCAAATCCATTGAGCCGGTGTTTAACCGTGCGGTGATCTTTGACACGACGAACGCCTGGCACGGCCTGCCAGAGCCGATCACCTGCCCGCCGGGGCAGTACCGTAAGTCTCTGGCGGTGTACTATTTATGCGAACCCCGCGAGGGCGCGGCGCAGAGGAACAGGGCGCTGTTCGCGCCGACCGAGGCCCAGGCTGGCGATGCCGCGGTGATGGAGTTGATTGAGAGTCGGGCGCGTTAAGGGCCGAGATTTTTTTGGGGAAATGCAATGACTGTTAAATATTTTTCTAAATTAACCAACGCCCAGCTTGATGTTTATTATTCAAAACATCAGGCAGCAATACCTTTGCCGTTTTCTGGCGTGAAAAACAAAAATTATAAAGTCATTGATAACTGTCTTCATAGTTGCCAAGCAACCCAACAGGAAAAACCGCAGGTAAACCCTTTGGGCCAAACTCCTGGAGATATTTCAAAAATCCTTGATAGCCCTGGCGGCCAATAATGTCTCTCATTTTCATTACATCAACTCTCGGAGACATTTTGTTTTGCTCCAAAAACTGTTTCATAAATTCAGTTTGTTGCGCGTTAATTTGCGGCACTCCAGCCGAGTCAAGTCGCTGCGCAAAATTTTGAATGTCAGGCCGCGTCAATTGGCCTTGCAAATACTGAGCTACTTGTCCACTTCCCTCTGCACCCCAAGGTGGCATTTGAAGATCTGACTCAAACCGGCCAGCAAATAATTGCCCATCTTTAATATTTGCTTTGGCTTTTTTGACTGCTTCTTGAATTTGTTTTCCATCCAAAGAGCCGTCATATTTTCCAGCGTGCAAAGCACCGCCAACATCAACAACATCTAAGCCTTGTGCCTCTAATGCAGATTTTGCTTTGGCTATTTGTTTTGGCAACTGACTTGCGTCTTGACTTCCCGTCAACATGGGCTGGAACCTAACGCCAGTTTTTTCGACTGCTTTCATGCTTGAATTTGCAGGGGTAAATTTGTTCCAGCCAACACCCTCTTGCAAGTCCATAACAGCGCGAACGGCAGAAGTAGCATCAAGCAAACCCCGCCCAGGTTGGTCTAGCATAGGACCGCCGCGGGTAAGTTTTCCTGTTGATGTTTTTAATTGTGATCCAATAAGCCCAACTAACGGCTGGGCCACAAATGCTGGGTTTCGCTCAACTATACCAGCGCTATTAAGATATTCGCCCATAACCGACTTTACCGGCAACTGATATGCTTGCAATGCTCCAATGTACGGATCACGCGCACCCATCGGCGCCTGCATTCCTTTTGAGTAAGCAATCCTCACATTTTCTTCAGCCGTGTTGAGTCCTGGCATCACATTTTCGCCGGGAATATATTCATAGGTTTGCGAGGCAATTTGTCTTTGCATTGCGTCATCAATGCCAGCCCTGGCTCTTGCACGAATAGACTCGTCAGACTCTTTCCCGATATTTTTTAAAGATGGTTTTTCGGGCTTTTCACCTTTTCCAGTTTGCTCCCACTTAGCCAACTGTTTTTTGTATTTTTCGGATGATTTTTCAAACCTTTTGATTTCGGCATCTCTGGCGGCCTTATATGAAATTTCTCGTTCAGCGCCCCATGTAGCTGCTTGTGCCGCTCTTGGGTCAAAAACAAATTCAGGTGATGTATCTGGAACATCTAAATTTCCAGCAAGTCTTTTTTGTTCAGCCCTGTTGGCAAGCAATAAATTTTCACCCGTTAAAAAACCATGCTCTTGCGGAGTAAAGCCCCGACTAAATGTTTTGCCACCTGGGTCGCTGTAGCCCATGACTCGGCCATGCCATATGTCGCTTGCCGTTTTGTATAAATCCGTTGAAGGAATTGTTGGATCTTTTGCATCAGCATACGGCCCTGTCTTTTTACCCAAACGAATCGCTTGAGGATTAAAAACATACATTCCCGTGGCTGGATCAATGTCATATGCTTTGGCGACATTTCTTGCCTGTGAGCCTGTCCTTGGAATAATTTGCTCACCACCAACAACCTGCGCATTGTGTTGACGAATAAAAGAATTCATCTCTGTTGGCGGTGTTGCTTGTGGGCTGTACGCCGCGCCACCCCTAGAAAACAAAGACGCCATATTTGTATCCGCTACTGTTGGCAACGCAGGGTTATACCCAGTCGCATCCGCCGCGGCCTGTCTTGCTCTGTCATACCATGACGCATTAAAAGCGCCGGCCTCAACTTTCTCATCTGCCTTCCTTCGCATATTTGACAATGCACCAGGGCTGTCTACAGTCAAGCCAACTGGCCCCGTTGACCTTGGGCCGCCAATGTACTGGCCTGACGGGTCTTGTTTTAAATGAGCGCCCCTTTGAGCCAGCTTCATTGCTTCGTCATAGTCAGTGACATTGTCAAAAACAGTTGCAACAGATCCTTTTTTGACATTTCTTGCAGATGCTTGAGACACTTTTTTGACCGGGGCGTCTTGAGGTTTAGACGCAACAATTTCCGGCGTCAGCAGGCCTGGCGGTGTCTGTGGCACCACACTAGGCATCAACCCCTGCCGTTGCAAATAGGATTCACTCATGCGAGCTGCTGTAGGCGCAAGCGCCTTAGCACCAGCTGTTACTGCTCTGGCTGCTGGCATCGGGTTCAAAGGCACAAACGATGCCGCTTGGCCCGCAACTTGACCAACCCTTGATGTCGGGGCCAGCGGCAAATTTTTCAGGTAATACTCACTGTCATAGGGCAGTTGAGGTCTTGGGTCGTATTGCGTCTCACCAAATGTTTCGGTGGGCATAGGACTTCTGCCCACGAAATTAAGCACATCAGGAACCAGTCCAAGCAACCCAGCAAGTCGGCCTCGCAGCACATCTACAAGCAAGTTGTCAGAGTCAGCTGGGTTCCCCCTTCGGCCCACCCCAGTGCTGGGCCGAGCGCGAGGCGCGTAGTATTGATTTAGAAGAATCTCTTCTTCTGAAAGCAGTCCAGGCGGCGTGGGGCGGATGTAGTCGGCCATTACTGATCTCCTGATGCGCCAATCGCAGCGCCGAACCCAAGCTGCTCGGCCTTCTGGCGCAACGAACGTGCGAGAGGCTCCACCTTCATAATGTTGGCCTTGCTCATCATCATGGCGGCCATTTGCGGGTCAAGCATCGCCTCCACCAGCAGCTGCTGGATCTGCTGGTCGGGCAGCTTGTAGAGGAAGTCCAGCGGCCGGCTCATGGTGCGCAGCGTCGTGTTGTTCGCCATCGACTCAGAGAACACGCGGCCGATCAGGTTGCCCATGCTCATGTTCTTGAAGGTGTCCGAGCCTGGCGGCTTGACACCAGGAGCCGTGGCGGCCATACCGCGATTGATCTCGTCGATGATGTTGTCCAGCTTGCGCTGCGCGGCCGGCGATAGCTCCGCACCGATTTCATCGGCCCGCGTTGCGAGCTGGCGGCGCAGCGAGCCTGCCGCGATGACAGGCTCGTTGGTCATCAGGTTCGGCTGGCCCGTGGTGACGCGACGCTCAATGTCTTGCAACACCCGCATCTGGTCAATTGGGGCCGACATCTTGGAGTACTTGTCCATGTATGCCTTGAAGCCTGGAGCAGACGCCTCAATGACATCGTCGACAGCCTTAACAACGTCAGCGAGCTGACCTTTTGCAAGGCGCAGGCTCGGGTTGTCCTGGTTGTATTTGCCCATCATGGCGCCAGCCAAGTCCTTACGGATCTCGTACAGCTCCATCGGGGTGCGAGCCTTGGCGATACGCAAGGTCGCCCAGTTCATGGCCGTCTCAACGTCCTGGCGGACACCGGCTGGGCTGTTGCGGATATTCTCAATCGCTTTATTCACCGTCAAGGTAACGCCGGTCTGGAACGTCTGCGGGTCTACCGTGACACTTGCAAACGCTTCCTCACGCATCGGTCTGGTGATTTCGGCACGCTTTGCCTCGGCTCGCGGAATTGAACCAGGCTGACCAGACAGGCGGCGATAAGCCTCGAGGATCGCCTGCTGGTTCTCAGACAGACGAGCCGGGACCATGCCGGATTGATCCAGGCTAAAAATCGGCGTTTGTGCGGCGGCCAGACCAGGATCGCGGGCGACGGCCGCGGTCACGGGGCGAACGCCAGGGACCAGCGGCGCTCCTGCAGCAAGGCGAGCAGCGGTTTCTTCCGGCGTCGTGGCGAGGCGGTTGAGCACGTTGCCGACGATGACCTGGCGGCCCTCTTCGGTGAACGGGCGAACGATGTTGGCGGGCGCCTCAGTAATGCGAGCAGTCAGCGGCAGCTTAGGGCCGCCAGGGGCGACCATGCCGGCGAGCATTGCGCCGCCGAGCTGGGCGCCGGGGCTTGCGCCGCCTTCGCGCAGCATTCCACCAGCACCAGCAGCCATGCCGGCACCGGCAATCTGCTGCGCCGGGTAGCGCGCCAGCATATTCATTATTTCAGCGGAGATCGGACCGCCTGGCCCCATAGCCGGCGCAGCACCAGTTCGAGCAGCCTCACGGGCGATGCTGGTGCCCAGCACGCCAGCGCCTCGAGCAGCGCCCGCGGTGGAGGTACCAGCTCGCACAATGTCCTGCACAATACGCTCTTGCGGTGTCGCAGGCTCGGGCAGGCCCATGCGCGTCATGGCGCTTTCCATCGACTGCGACGGGGTAGCCACGTTTGATCCAGTGGCTCGGTTGAACAGGCTAACCAGCGGGTCGGCGATCATTGTCCCGATGCCAGTACCGAGCGCACCGACCAAGGCGCCAGGAGGCCCGGCAAGCGCGCCACCGGCCAACGCGCCAGCTCCAACCGGACCCATAGCCCTGGCCGCAAGGCCGAGCTGGCGCAGGATGTCCTGCGTCGCGGTCGATGGCGCAGGCTTATCTGGGACTCCCATATTGGGAAGGTCAATGCGAGTCGGCTGCCTTTTCTTTTCCGCATACGCGGCTTGTGCGGCCTGCCCAAGCTGCGCGTCGGTAGCGCCTTCCGGCCCTTCAATCTCAAGAATGCTACCGTCAGGAGCTTGAACTTTGTAGACTGTCATGTGTGGAGCCTTTAAGGTAAGAGACGGAATCCGGCAGGCATACCCACACCAGGGCGATACGAAGACTTAAGGTTTTCTTCGGCCCTAGACAGCAAGTCTTCAAGAACCTTGACCTGTTGGTTCATCGCGTTCGTGCTAGTCATTAAGCCAGCCCACGATGCCGGGTTTGTAATCTGCGTTTCAATGATCGACAGATCAGGACCAGTCAACGCGCCAAGCTCGTACAGATTCTTCACGCCCATGAGCAGTGCGTTGTAACGCGATGCGACTGCAGCGGAGTCCTCGCCGGTCGGCATGGGGATGCCAGTGCCGGTGAAAGGAATCGGGACATTTTTCGGCACAACCCACTTGCCTTTTGCAAGCTCATCTTTGTAATCTTTGATTGATCCCTTAAGGTCTGCCAGTTGGCGAGTTGCTTTGTTAAATGCCTCGGGCGGTTTCGCACCAGCACCCATTACTGGCTGTCCTCCAGCGCCAACAACAGGTATCACCGGCATCCCTGGCGTCTTAGGAACGTAGACAACAGACCCGTCAGCCGTTTCAGTTCGATCATAAGCTCCACGATCAAATTCATCTTGACTTAGTTTCAAACGCTTGCGGGCAATGTTAAGGTTTTCCTGCTCTGCCGGGGTCATGCCGACGGCAAGAGATTCTCCGCCCTTTAGTTTGCTCTTATCTACCGCAACGATGCGATTGTTGAGGTTCTGCAGAACCACCTCACGCTTGGGGCCATAGCCTGGCATGGTCCTGACACTGCCGTCCTCATATTGCTGGACCAAAACAGCATTCCCGTCTGCAGCGGTCACCTCGAACGGCTGGCCCGTAACCTTCTGGCGACCAGAAAATCCTTGCACTGGTTTCAGAGTGCCATCTTTAAATTGCTGCACCATGACGGGCTTGCCTTCGGCGCCAATTACCTCAAACGGTTGACCCATAACCTCCTGGCGGCTCGGCGCCAAGCTCTCGGCGATGTCCATGAATCGCTTGGCCTCCTCGCCCTTACCACTGGCGGCATAAACATCAGCCATCTGGCGGTACTGGCGTGCCTTCAATTCAGAACCAGACATCTGCGGCCCCGCGGCCTGCGGGCGCGGCTGCCCAATCAGGGCAGCGCGCTCGGGCGTAGGCCCAGCGGCCATGCCAGGCACGGCAAGCGCCTCCTCTGCCGTCACCTCACCACCGGCCGGCGCAGCACCGCCCGTCAGAATCTTGGCGATGTTGGCCTGCAGATCCCGAGCACGCTTTGCCTCGTCGAGCTTCTGGCGCGCCAGCATCTGCGTCAGCGCAGACTCGGTGCCCTTTTGCATCCCAGCCTGCCCAGCCGTAAAGGCCGAGCCAAGTGCCTGCCCAAGGCTCGTGCGCGTAGTAGATGGCCCCGCGGCCTGGAGCAGTGCTGCAGCGGCCGAGAGGCCCGACTGCCGTTGAATCGCGGCGCGCTGTTCCGGCGTCAGCAGATCCTCGAGGCCAGACAAGCCGCCGCCGAAGGTGCCGCCAAGCAGTCCGCCAAAATCGAAAGGTGTTGCCATGTTTTTTCCTTACAGCAGACCCAACAGGGCGCCCAATGCAGCGCCGCCACCAGTGCCAAGTCCAGAGACCTGGCTGCCAAGCGCCGCACCGCCCAAGGCGCCGCCAAGCGCGCCAGCGGCACGGTTCTGATACAGCGGCGTGCTCTGGGTCATGCCAAGGTTCGGCAGTTGCAGGCTAAGACCAGACTGCGCAACGCCAAGGCGCTCGAGGCCCAGGCCGCGAATTGCATCGAGCTGCTGCTGCGTGAATGCCTGACGCGCACCGCCCAGACCCATAACATCCATCGCGCCCTGGCGGCCAATGTTGCGCGCCTGCTGCGCAAGCTGCGCCGCTTGGCCGTAGCCTTGTTGACGCAAGTTGGCGGCTGTCGTGGCCGCTTGGCGCAGCGCGGCTGCGTTGGTCAGCGATTGCTGCACGCCCTGACGTGAGCCGCCAAAGGCGCGAGCAGCCGTAGCACGCTGCGACTCAGCAAGCTGCCCCATGCGCCGCTGG